TAAATCTTAGCCAGCCACTCAGGCGGGTTGTTAACGTCGTAGGTCATGCTCTCCTCCTTCTATTACCTCGACAGAAGCCCTTTTGCCTCCGGCGAAGACGCGATTGTAGCGACAAGATCAGCAATCGGCACCCCAGCCGCCGCTTGCTGCGCCCAGTAATTAGCGCCCGCCGTTTCAGGCGCGCGACCAAGATACTGAGCGTAAGCGTTCGTAATCCAAGACGGGACAGCCGCAGTCTGCTGGCTGCCTACATTTGTGGTCGTGACGCCGCCAGTCGTGACCGCCTTTTCAACATCTTTCTTTGCGATCTCTTCAGCGACTGCTTCGTCAGTTACAGCGGCCTGATCTTTCTTAGCAGCTTCTTTCAGCCATTCAGGAACAGTGATGTTGCTGATGTCGAGCCGCTGGCGCGGCTGGGCGATCTGCTGATAAGTAGACGGGATGTCGGCAGGGTTAAACTGCGGGATCAGGTACGGCAGCGCAGCCTGATAGTCCAGCGACTGCTGGAAGGCAGACTGGATGCTGGGCGGAAGGTTGCGCGGCGCATTGTACTGCGCCATCTGGTACACGTTGCCGCCAACAGCCTGCGAGCCAAACGGAACCTGACGGGTTCCAATCTGAACGCCCTGGCTTTCAGCAGAGCCACGGATACCAGCCTCAACTTCTGCCGGCGTAGCACGACCAGACGTCAGAAGGTTCGTCCAGTAATCCATGCCTCCAGCGTCGCCCTGGCGAAGCAGGATATTGTTGTAAAGGCTTCCAACGTAGTTTCTGGCCGCATCAGCGGTCATGCCAGTCGCCATGCCGGTCGTCCGATCAACAGCAGGATTGTATGAGTATTTCCCAAAATCTTCTAAAGCCTTCCGCTCTTGTTCAGTTAATTGTTGACCGCCACCAAGCAACCCCTGCGCCTCTGGAGACGCGCGCATATCACGCGCAACGTCAGCCAGCGTGCCGGCGCCAGACGTCACAGCGTTTGTGAAGTAATCGAGCCCAGCCTGATCGGCGGGACGGCCAAGGATGCCTTCGTACAGTGCGGCGATTTCGTCTCTGATAGCCATATCTTTACCCCAAAAGTCCGGCGAAAATATCATCCCGCAACCTACCGCGATATACAGGTGCGGCCTGTCCTGGTGTCCAACTTTGCTTAGGAGCACCGGCTGCCATAAGCGACATTCCTAGATTTCCTAAAGCGGCAAAACCTCGCATTTGATCCGGCGTAAGTTTTTGCAAACTTTCTGGAGCTGGTAGTGGGCGAGATGTAAGCGCCGCTGCCGCCCCGCCAGGAACAGAACCAACGCCGCCGGCCGGAGATGAACCAGCAAAAGCAGCCCCCATAGGAGATGTTGGCTCTTGAAATGGCGGCGAATATGGACGTTCAGAATTAAACGGAACCTTACTTCCGTCTTGCAACAGCCCAAGTCTCTGCCCAAGAACACCAAGCCTTTCGCCCATCAAGCCTCCAAACTGGCTTAATGATTTTTGATCGGCAGACGCAACCTTGACAGAAGAAACAGCGCTCTGCGCAGGACCGGGCTGCCCCGTCGGCGCAGTATAGGCAGGCTTTGCGCTCTCATACTTTGCCATAGCCAACTCAGCGAACTGAGGGCCAGTCATTCCCTCTTTACCAGCGTTCCAGAGAACTGCGTTCCTGCCGACAAGTTGCGCCGCTGGCGTATCACCACCAAATAGCAACTTTGTTGCTCCACGCGCGCCTTGCTGATGTGCAAGATAAAGTTGGCTGCCTGTCGGGTCTTCAATGCCAGCCGCTCGCAAATCTGCGCGATTTGCAACAGCAAGACGTGCAGCGGCATCTGCCGAAGCCGCTAGATCATATGGGTCTTTTAAATCAAACGCACTAGCCGTGCGTGGAATGAACTGAAACGGACCAGCCGCGCCAGACTGGCGGTTGTAAAGGTTCTTTCCGCCGCCACTTTCTACTTGGTACGTGCGCGCAAGATAGCCGCTCGGAAGCTCATACTTCTTCTCAAGATTGGCAAAAAGCTCTTCAGGGTTCATTGGAAGCCCTTCAGCATCGACGGGAAGCGAACGTCAACGGTTTTCTTGCCGGCGACTTCCTTCACCATGTCAGGATACTTCTTCTCGATGTCCTGCGCCATCGGGCCGACCATCTTAGGATATGTCTTCGGGTCGCCTTTATAGCGATAGGCGTACATATCGACGCCTGTTTCTTCGTCTTTGCCGAGTTTCTGGATGTCTGTTTTCATGCTTTTATCGGAAAGCATACCGATAATTGTTGCAAGAGAAGCAGCCGCTCCCAGTCCGCTCATAACTGGATTGCTAGTTGGGCCTGGCCCGGTCTGAGTATTAGTTGACCCATAAGGTGTAGCGCCAACCGCCTGTAGCGGTATCTGCAACTGCTGAAGCGGGAACTGCTGTTTCTCTGTGTAAGCCTGTCGGGCCGCATCAAGTTCTGCTTGCTGCTGCTGCTGAATAGCCGACTGAGCTGCAAGTGCAGAAGCCGCGCCCTGAAGGAAGTTCTGCTGGCCGGCGCCGGCAAGACCGCCAAGAGCCTGCGCGCCGGTAATCCCAAGGCCAGCGCCCTGAAGACCAGCCGCCTGATTAAGCTGCTGCGCCGCCATCTGCCGCTGGATGTCACCCTGAGCAGCCGCCTGCGCCTGCGCGAAGTTCTGGCTCATCAGGTTAGCAGCCAACTGACCGGCCTGCTGCTGGGCAGCCGCGTTCACAAGACCTTCCTGAATGGCCTGCCGAGAGCCACCAAACGCACGCGCCCTGATCGCAGCGTCAGACGCCTGATTAAGACCCATCAACCGCTGCTGATTGAGCGTATCAAGCGACGTCTGCAAGACGTTCTGCGTGTAGGGGTTCATATACGGATCAAGCGACGTCTGAGCGAGACTGCCGGCCTGAACCTGCTGCGGCTGATACTGACCAGCCTGCGCAGCCATCTGCTGAGCATATGCGAAGGCAGGCTGAGACATGGCGTAGTTGTTGGCGATGGTGCCGATAGTGCCAACCTGCCCCGGCGTCATCGCCGCTACGCGCTGGCCCTCGTAAGGACCAGGCATGGTGCGCGACACTTCATAAGCCGCAGCAAGGTTGCGCCGACCTGCCTCCTGAACCCATTCAGGAAGCTCTGTCTTGTTCACTACGGTCTGAGTACCGCCGCCGCCCATGCTCATGTGAGTTGCCTCGTATAAACGGTATGAGTGGACTGCCACCCAAACGCAGGTTCAAACTTTTCCCAGCCCTTTCGAGCCGTGGCTTGCATGAAGTCGCAACCGTGTTGGCGAGCAAACTTCTCGACTTTTCGGTGCAACTTTAACACAGCTTTCATTTCTCCGGCAGCAAGAAAGATGTTCAAGTACCGCTTCTGCGGAGCCTGAATGATCTCCGTCACCGCCGTTCCATCATCATTCCAGAACAACTGGAACCGCCCGTCCTCCAGCCCCGCCACTATATCGTGCAGGGCGTAAGTCCCACCGCCATGCTCAAGCGCAGCCTCTAACCTGGCGATCATGTGTTCTCTGTCGATCAATAGGGCGGCGCTCCCTGCTGACCCAAGGCCACCGAGGTCGTCACAAGGTTGCCTGAGTTATCAACTGTCACCTTCCACACGCCACCGTCTGGAGCCTGAAGCAGCACGCCATCGACGGCCTCCAGCCTGCCCACAGTCTGCCCCAGCACCCGCTCCAGCAAGGAGAAGGAGAACCGGAAATACTCGCGGTCATAGCCAGCAGGCGGCGTGGGTAGATTGATAATCATCGACCGCCGCCTCCAACCATCTCAAGCCGCATCTCGCCAATAGACCACTCGCCGTCCTCGGTCGCAGCGATCTTCACGCGGAAGTCGCGGCCAGTGACGCGCATATCTGTGTAGCCAGACGCCCGTGGGTTGTACGGACCACTCGTCGTCTCTGCCGCTTCTGGCGTGAAGGACGAGAAGAACGTGAGCTGCGTGCTGTCGTAGCCGTAGCCGCTGTCAGTGATTGCCTGCCTGACGTGCGAAATGGTGTTGCCGTTCTGGATGTTCAACGAACCAGTCTCAGCAAAGCGGCCAGTTGTGATCGGCGTCCCTGCCGCCGTCCAGCCGTTCTCCTGCTGATAGATGTCGTTCACCTCATCAGACGCCAGCGGATACTGGAACACGCCAGAACCGCACGCCGCCGTGCGCGTCATGGTGTCGGTGATGCCCCACCATCCCTCGGCGTAGTTGTAATACACGGCGCGGTTCGGCACCGTTGAACCCTGCGACGGATACCAGAACCATGCTTCTGGGAAGATGTTGTTCTCGGAGCCGTGCGTCCACAGCGAGCCAACCTGCGGATCGACGTCATCGAACACGTAGGAGCCGACATCGCACGGCAGCGGGCGAACCGTGCCGCCGTCGTACAGGTAGAAGCTCTCACGGCCCATCCAGACGCAGCGGCCAGCAAAGGTTGCAAAGGCGCGCGGGGCGATCAGGCCGCAGCCGAAGCCGATGCGCTCGATCTGATAGATGTACGGCAGACCAATGTAGCGCATCAGCCACGCCTCGTCCTCCGTCCAGATCAGCGTGCCTTCGCGCACCGGGGCGCACATGGT